CTGGTCCCTGAAGATCCTGGAGTTCCATTAGCTCCAGAAGATCCGCTAGTTCCATTTTTACCAGAAGATCCACTAGTTCCAGATGAACCAGAAGTTCCCGAAGATCCACTGGTCCCCGAAGATCCTGGAGTTCCATTAGCTCCAGAAGATCCACTGGTCCCCGAAGATCCTGGAGTTCCATTAGCTCCAGAAGATCCACTGGTCCCTGAAGATCCTGGAGTTCCATTAGCTCCAGAAGATCCGCTAGTTCCATTTTTACCAGAAGATCCACTAGTTCCAGATGAACCAGAAGTTCCCGAAGATCCACTGGTCCCCGAAGATCCTGAAGTTCCATTAGCTCCAGAAGATCCACTGGTCCCCGAAGATCCTGGAGTTCCATTAGCTCCAGAAGATCCACTGGTCCCCGAAGATCCTGGAGTTCCATTAGCTCCAGAAGATCCGCTAGTTCCATTTTTACCAGAAGATCCACTAGTTCCAGATGAACCAAAAGTTCCCGAAGATCCACTGGTCCCTGAAGATCCTGGAGTTCCATTAGCTCCAGAAGATCCACTAGTTCCAGATGAACCAGAAGTTCCCGAAGATCCACTGGTCCCCGAAGATCCTGGAGTTCCATTAGCTCCAGAAGATCCACTGGTCCCTGAAGATCCTGGAGTTCCATTAGCTCCAGAAGATCCGCTAGTTCCATTTTTACCAGAAGATCCACTAGTTCCAGATGAACCAGAAGTTCCCGAAGATCCGCTTGTTCCTGAAGAACCACTGGTTCCACTTGAACCACTTGTTCCTGAAGACCCACTGGTCCCCGAAGATCCTGAAGTTCCATTAATTCCAGAAGATCCGCTAGTTCCATTAGCTCCAGAAGATCCTGAAGTTCCATTAGCTCCAGAAGATCCGCTAGTTCCTGCTACACCTTCATTTCTAGCGATTATTATTCTACTTGCAGGATAATTAGCTTGACTATTTATATTTTGTGAAGTTGAATCATTATGCAAAGCGTATATTTCTACGTAATCATTATTATTCAAAACCAGAACAGAAGAAAAATGAGTTACTGGATAATCATTGTTTGCTGGTATACTAGAATAAGAATATCTTCCCTGAGAAGAAGACACGTTACCATTTTTTACTATGAATACAGATCTAGACGTACCAGAAGTTCCACCGCTTGCCCAGCCTATATATCCATCAACAGTAATAACAATTGAATCTCCAGAAGTATTTGTGAATCTATCAGTTCCATTGAAAGTTAAACCAATTGATCCTTGAGTATTTGCAGTATCCGCTGTAGACCAAATTACTTTTGTATTTGAAGAAGATGATACGCTTTGAGTAGAATTGTTATAATAAGCTAAAGTAGAAGAAATAACCGGATCACCACTAGTTCCGCTTGTTCCAGAAGTTCCACTTTGAGGCTCAATCAAAACACCACGAAAAGTCAATACATTTGCAGTTGTAGTTGACAACGCAAATAAAACCGGCTTTGAAACTTCTCCAAAGTTACTTGGTTCTGTAGTTGTTACCGTTCCAGCAGTAGTTTCTGATAAAAAGTATATTTCACCAGCAGTCAAACCTGACAAACCACTTATTAATCCATCTACTACCACTTTAAAAGTATTTGCAGTTACCGACTTAACAACACCCAATACTTCTGCATTTGCGGCGCTATCTGCTTGCGCCAAATAAAAATCTGAACCATCATATCTTATGACATTTCCAACAGCAAAAGTATGACCAACTTTTGTAAACTCTTCAATTAAAGAAGTGCCGCTCCCTGTATCTAATTGTTTTTTTACAATGTTATCTTCAACTACTAATTTATATAAATTTTCTGAAGTTGTTGTTGTTGGTAATTCAGTAAATACTAAATTATTACTACCGCTATAATATAACGTACCTGTTGTTAAACTATCTGAATCAGAGAATTTTGGTATATATCCACTAACACCTAGACCATCAATAACATATTTATTTGGAAAAACTCTATAGACTTCTGTTTGTATTTGATTTTTTGTAAATCTTAGAATATCAGAAAAATCAGAGTAGCTTCCATCTTGATAAGAAGCTCTAACTTTTACATCATAGTTTTTATCTGGTTTTATTGGAAATTGAATTGACGGTTCAAATTGAGAAAATACAAAATCAGAAGAACCTGTTATTCTCGACGCTAATAAAATACCTGTTTCATTTGAAACCTGACTAACATTAGGTTTAACATGAGAAATTATTAATTGATCATTGACTTGAAAACCTAGAGCATTATTATCTCTAAAATTTGTTACATCCAACGTAAACCAACCACCTTCATTCGTGTCACTACCAACAGTTACCATTCGATAAACACTAATATCATTTTTCTTCGAAATTTTAATTATACTAGCAAGACTTGACAACCAAGTTGCAACACTAAATCCATTGTCGTCTGTAGCGTCAAGATAAATCTCACTAACGCTATTAGAAGATAAAAATAAATCAGAACTTAAATTACCAAGCCCAGGATCAACAGAAGGGTTAACTTGCCCTAAATAAGTAAACTCTAAATCAGGAATTAAATTAGAAAACTTGCGATCTCCTGAATACGTGCCTGTATAAATACTTCCTGTATACAATCCACCACTTGGTAATATAAAAAAATCACTAGCGCTATCGTTGTAACCATACACAAAATACACTTCAGGAGTGGTTATTGCTCCAGATGGAATTCGAACTTCTGTTACGTATTTTAATTTTTTATTTTGAGGATATATATCAAGAGGCAAAGAATAATAATTATCAATAAACAAAGTATGATCTTGCCATTTAACACCTGAAGTTCCAAATTTATCAAAAATAGGAGTTGTTCCAGAATAATAAATAGAAACATCTTCACTTTTTACTGTTCCAGTACCAGTACCAAATACTATTGAACTTATTGATTCTGTTTTTGGATTATTGCATGTAAATACATAACTAGAATTATCTGCGTCTCCATCTTCATAAACATACGCTTCAAAAGATAATGGATTATCAGATCTAATAGCATTCCATTTTGCTATAGCTTGTATATCTAAACTTTTATCAAAAACATTTTGCGTACAATTTATATAACCAGTTATATTATCTATAGAAAATGGAACTTGTTTAGTATTATAAAAAGAAGCTTTAATTCCAGAACTTAAAAAATAATTTCCATTACCTAAATAATCGTTTGGAATAACTACTAAATTAAAAGGCAAAGATACATCAGATCCGTTTCCATTTAATACTGGAACTTTTATTTCAAAAAGTTGTTTAAATCTAAAATCCTCGTAATCAAAATTTACGGAATAATATCCACTAACCAGTTCGGAGAAAGTACCATCAACTGTATCTGGAACAACAGTATTTTCAATAACAGCAAAAACATCAAGACTTTTTAAATTTTCAAAATTAGGAGAAAAAGGAGTAATAGATACAGGATTTTTATTATCTATTATTACATCTGTAATCTCAGCTTTTGGATATGTTAAAAGCGCGCGAAAAACGTCGGTATTTCCAGCTAAATCAAAAGTATTAAAATCTAAAAAAAACGTTCTTGTGTTATTTAACCCCGAAAAACCAGTAAAAGAAATTATTGAATCAGCAAGATCTAGACTGTTAAAACTAAGAAAAGTTTGATTTGTGTTTGAAATTAAGTTGCGTATTAATTGTCTAGTATTTCCAGTTGTGTATAAATCTACCGTTATGCCTGAGAATGATTCTGAATCAATTTGCCCACCTTGTATTACAGTTAAAGATTCTGGATCTTTTACAGACAACTCAAAATTCAAAGTTGATTGATTTATCTTTCCAGAAACGAATTTAGATTCTACATCTAAACCAAAAAGACTTGGATCGGCTGTAAAATCTAAAGACGAAAAAGCATTTAAGTTACTAATCGATAAATTCTCTATTGAAAATTTACTAAAACTAGTAGTTGTTGATCCAGTAATTATTGGCATATATAATATTACACTTCAATAATCTTGTTATTTACATCAAAAAGATAAATTCTTATTCCTGAAACCGCTGAAACTATTTTATTATTTGTTGAGAATTTACCTAAAAATATACGCTTATCTGATATATTGGAATCTTGAATTTTAAATTTTAAAGACTGATTTCGTAAAACGACTTTAAACAATAAACCGCCCTTTTTATTAAACACTTCTTGGATATATCCATAATATTTTTTTTCAGCAGTCGTTCCGTTTTGTCTTTTATCATCTATAAAATTAAAAATATTTGATATTTTTAAATTCAACACATAATAATCTCGCTGCGGACTAGAACTATAAACCAAAGACGATTGTTGTTCATTAAAATTAAAATCAACAGTTAAACCATTTATTTCATTTAAAGAATAAGGTGCTATTTCATAATAAGACGAATTCATTCCTGACAGATCTACTTCTTTTAATGAATCTGAATCTGCAAAAGAAATTGTATTGTCAACAAATGTAAAGTTTTTTTCAAAACTTCCTTTACTCAGAGATTCATATTTCGCCTTATCGTGTTTTATACAAAAAAAACTATATTCATTATTACTTGTTTCTGAAATGCTTACAACTTTATATAAATTAGGACCAAGGTTGCTTTTAGAATTTTCAATTATAAAAGGAGTAGAAGACAAAATTTTAGTAAAATTATAAAATTCATATGTTTCATCAAAATAAATTCTATTTGTATCGTTTTCTATTCTGTTTATTCTTAATTTAATTACATCTCCCAAGTTTAAATCATCAATATCTTGATCACTAACAGATTTTTGCTCATTCAAAGACGAGATGGTTTTCTTTTGCACATCGGCTAGAAATTTAATAATTTCACCAGTCGATGTTAAATTTATTTTTCTATCCACAGTTATATACTTATCGTTATAATTGATGGAAGTTACCCTTCCTTGTAAAACAGAATTGTTTTTAAATTCATCTTCTATTTGAATAACATCACTAGGTTTTAAAATCAAACCTTGTAAATCTGTTGTAAAATTCACTGTTTGATTTTCAAAACGATTTGTAGCCAATAACCATTCACCTATTCTTCTTGCTTGATGCCTTGATGTTATACCAAAACCTAAAATTTCTTTTGTTACTATTCCATAATTATTAACCATCAAAGAATCTTCTACTATTTCTACTTGTTGATCGTAATTTAAATATTTATCTCTAAACATTACTTTTGCCACAGAATAATTACCGTCTATACTAGCGCTGGAGTAAGAAAACAAACCATCTTTTACATTAGAATTATTAAATAAATAAGAAACAGGTTTTTCTACATCTATCGTTGATGTTATAAAGTTATTTTTATAATAAGTAAGACCCCTAAAAACAGAAGCTATATCATTAATAACTTTTAAAAACTCAGTTTCATTATCTATTAATATATTACAAGAAAATCTTTTTTCTAATTTGTCTCTATAGTTTAATGTTTTAGGCAAACAAAATCCTTTTACATTATCATATTCCAATATTTCTTTTGAAAAGCACGGTCTATTGACAAACTGTTTTGGAAAAACAGCTTTTACATTATTTGTTAAATTATAATCCAACCAATATAAGATACTATTTTTTGCACCTGACTGTGTATTTTTAATAGATTTATCTATTTTATTAGTCAATGTATCATTTGAACTTTCTAACGAACTAATACCAACCGAGCTTTTAATAAATTCATTTAAAAAACTAACGGTTTCTGATTTTTCAAAAAACTTTCTAGGACCAAAATCATTCATTAATTTTATTCTAAAAAAACCTCCGCTACCTGAACTTACATTTGTTATCACTTTATTTCCACCGCTGTCTTTACTCAAATTAACTTCATCAACTGAAACTATTATTTTTTTAAAATTTTCATCAATAGATTCAGTATCATTAGAAAGATTATAAAGAAAAATTATTGAATTATGAAGGCCACCATTTAAATTTGCATTTGTGCTATCGTTTATAGATGGATATTTTTTTCTAAACTGCTCTAATGTGTCAGCAGAAGAGCTTTTAGCTATTAATATTGTGTTTGCATCGTATATTACAAAAGAGTCTTGCGAATAAAGAGACGGAGTATTGATCGGAACCAACTCGTCACAATATTTTGATATTTTATACAACTCCCATTTATTTAAGTCTTTATCTGAAATATTTCCCGCCGAAACGCCATATCTGGAATTCGTGCATATATCATTTAAAATCCAAGCAGGATTATCTGTCCATCTTAAAAAATTGTCAAAATTACCATCCCAATTTCCATCATATTCACCAATTTCTGAATCATAATTTTTTGGGACTTTTATTTTCAAAAGTTTTAAATCAAACGATCTTTGAGGATCACTATTAAAATGATTAGAGCTAACTGAAGATCTAACAATAGAAGAAAATGGATAAGAAAAAGATCCTTTATTTATGATTCTTTCTATAATAGAAGAAACACTGATTTCTTTAAAAACGTCTCCGCTTTCCGGCGATACTTTTTGAGTTAAAGCGAATATTTTTACATAATAAACGTTTCTATTTACAGTGTCTAAATTTAAATTTATTGGAATATTAAAAACATAATTACCTTTTGATATACCAGTTAAAACAAAAACTGCGGCAAAAGTATTTGGACTGTTATCTTCTTCTATTAAAATTCCCATAGAAATACTACCAGTAACAGTACTACCTCCACTAGTATTAAACAAAGAATCTGCTTTAAAGTGAATAGACAACTGATCGCAATATTTATTTACAATTTTATGAATAAAAACTTGAGTCTTGTCAGAAGCGTTTCTAAGGGTGTTTATGATATGTAAAGATTTACCAGCGGGTGAACTGTCAGGGGTATCACCTGATATTTTTGGTTGTGATAAATAATATTTATCATAAACCATAGAAGTTACATTGTTTACCATTTGCGCAGCAAAGAAACCCCTTTGTTGTATATTTATACCCATCGCTGCTTCAAAATCAACTTGATTTAAATAAATTTTCTTATTATAACGATGAACTGTTGAGGCGTATTGATTTTTATAATAATTAAACTCTTCGCCATAAGAGATATCAAAACCCTGTGTAACAAAGTTTAATTTATTTAACCTATCATCAATTAATGGAACATCATTAAAATAAACACCTTTTCCTAAAACTAAACTTTCTACCGTAGCAGTATTTGAGTCTGTAATATATTTTAGTAAGTTTCCTTCTTTATCAACAAGACCTTCTATAGAACCTTCACATATAACATCTAAATTCATCATTCTTTCATCAGATTCTAATTTGCCATCAGAACCAATAAATGAAAAAGATTTTTCTATAGAAACGGTATCTACACTACGAACGAAAAATGGTAAAGGGTTAGGCATTTAATTGTAATTTAAAAAGTTAGCTGTTTATTTTTAATTATCGGGTTAAGGCTGACCTAAACCGTCATAAAAGCCAGGCCAAGGTTCATCAGTATATGTATTATCAAATCTTGGTATTATTATTATATCATTTGAAATAACCAAGCTTCCAACTCTTAATCTTCCATATCCTAATGGAACTGGAGCATTTCTATTAAGAACGTTATTTATTCCTCCTAAAATACTTGAATTTGTTTTCACATCTTTTGGTACTTTAGGGCTTAAAATAATAGATAAAACTATTGATAAAATCATCAGAATTATACCTGTTATTATAAGTGCCGTTCCGCCCCCTTGGATTATAGGAATAATTTCTACTTTATTTTCGTTTTCTAATATTCTACTTTTCAATAAATGAGGAGGCAAAATTTTTCCATTAACATAAACTATGAAATGAGTAACAAACTTTTGAAAATCAGAGAAGTATTTGTTTATTTTTTGATTATTAGCTTCTACAGCTTCAAAAATTTCATAAACAGAATCAACATTTAATCGCCAATTCTTACCTAATTTTTTTCCCAATATTCCATGTAAAGTTATGTCTATCATATTGATTTATAATAAAATTCATTATTATTTACACTATAAACTATCATTTTTAAATAAAAGTATTGTTGATTTTTTAAATCCCAATCTGAAAACCCAATCAAATTACTATGCGCTGGATGACTATGAAATAAAACAACATCATCGTCAAAAATACATTCTTTTGGTGAAATTAAAAAATAATTAACAGGATCAGGATGCACATTGATACATTCAATAAATTCATCATAAACATTATTTTTTTTAATTAAAAAACCACATATCTCTGTAGTTGAATTTACAGATTTTTGTTTTAAAATTTCTAACAATTCTTTTTTAACCTGGAAGTCTGTAATCATAACCTACTGTTCCTGGAAATCCGCCAAAAGGTATGCCAACATTTGAATTACCAAATCGTAATAGACAGCCATTTAAATTTTTAGAACATTTATCTTCTTTCCAAACTTTTGTGTTATAAAGAGGATTTTGTCCTTTTACTGTATTTTCTACGCAAACAAAAAACTTAGCAGGTAAATCTGAGTTGCTTGAAATTGATTTTTCATTAAAATCGTAATTTAAAGACGGATCAAGTTTAACAAAATCTCCTTTTATATATTCAGTGTTATTATCGTAATCTCCTTTATAATTTAAATTGTTTAATTTGTAAGTTTCGTAATTTGTAAAATTTATTTGTTGTTGGCTTTCTAAAAATATTTTATTATTTTCATCCGCCATTGGAACCCCTAAATTTCCATCATCAGGAAATGAATCAAAAAAAGCAACACTATTTTTATAATCTGTTCCAGTTGATGTATAAGCAATTGGCGTTTTATATTTACTGGCTAAATAAGTGCTAACAGCTTTTACTTCATCATTTGTCAAAGCTCTTTTATAAACGATTATTTCATAAACAATTATTTCACTTACCTCAAAAAGATTAATACCAAAATTTTTGACATTCATAACACCAGGAGTTGGTTTTCTAGTTATTTCATTTCCATCTCTATAAAAAATCGTACTAGTAGTAGTTGCTGTTTTTGGTATAACTGCTGCATATACTCTATCTTTATCAGTAGTTTTATTTACTTGATTTAAATTTATAGCATATCCATCGGCATAAAAATGATTATCTTCATAAGTATTCCAATATCCTAAATTAAAAGTGTTTGTAGTTTGAGACAACCCCCTTCTTTTATAATTCTGCCCAAATTTTGTTATGTCTTTCATCGCACTGACGTAAAAAATAGTACAATCAGTATTCAAACCTGAAGTAGTAAAATCTAATCCAATAGTCATGGTATCTGCAAAATCAAACAAAATCCCTGTTTTGCCCGCTGTATTCGTAAAAACTTTAAGATTGTTAGATAAAGTTACTGGAGTGGAGAGACCGCTAGAATCTGCCCATGCAGTTAATTTAGGATATACAATTGTTGTGCCGTCACTTATTAGCAAATCAGATGTGCCAAGAACAGTTTGACTAACACCATCTTTAAACCAAGCTACAAGGTCCGTACTATAACTTGGAATTTGCGTTAAATCAGTGTATGGAAATTTTTGTATTGCTACACTTGGACCATCATAACCATTAATTTTTCCATAATTACATCCACAACCTCTGTATTGCCACTGACATGCATCATTGAATATTTTTCTAGACGGCACAACTAAACCGTCAATATCCAATACATTTGCTAAAAGAAAATCAACTTTATCTTTTTGTTCTACATTTTTCTTTTGAATAATATAAGTATCATTTGATATAAAAGAAGCAAAAGAAGAAGAAAAATTTTCCCCCATTGTATTTTTATAAACACCTCCGAAATTTACATCGTCTAAATCTTTAGCTAAAATCTTTTTTCTAAAAAAACGACAACCTAATAAATCGTTTCTGTCTTTAATAAAATTACTTATAAAATTATTAATATTTGAAATGCTTAAAACAGGACGATTTTGTTTTCCTTCGGATGAATATTCTAAATTAGAAAGCTCACAAGGTATATAAAGATAAACTGCACCTTTAAAAATTAAATCTTTATCGAAATTCTTAGATCCATGAAATCTAAAATAACCTTCGAAATCATTAATTTTTATTTCAAACAAATCTATAATCTCTGAGTTTCTTAGTAAAAAAAGATCTGACATAATTATTATTGTTTTTAAAAAAGATTTTCTAATTTATGATTGTTTTGTAAAAAACATATTTAAAAAAGGATGAACTAATGCAGGAGAAAAACCAAGAGATGTACTAACATTATTAATATTACCGCTCAATTGAATATCGCTTGTACTTTTTAATATGATGTTTCTATAATCATAAACTAATGATTCCGTTATATTTCTGGTTTCTAATTTCATCTGCGAAAACGAAGAATTTGAAACTCCATGTAAATAATCAAATAAAAACAATTTTACATTTGCATCGGTATTATTACCTCCATATAGATTCGACAAACTAATCTTAAAAGTCCCAAAACTCTCTATCGGAATAGTCTTTTTTAATTTCATACTGCCATCATAAGTTAACATTCCATTGACAAATGTTTGAAGAGTTAAAATATTATTGTCTTTGTCAACACTAGTTATTCCAGAAAACATTTCAACAAAATATAAAGAAAAAGTATTTAGATTTGTAGACAACACAGTAGCAGGAAAAGCAGGATTAGGAATAGTGTTTAAAACAAAAGGAACAGCAGTAGCAGGACTTGAAATGTTATTTTTAAAACTAGATATATTTGCAAAAGGAATGTTATTATAAATCTGAGATGATTTTTTATTTTTAAACATCTCAAAAGGATTAAAATTAGGATATTTGCCCCTAAAATAAAATAAATCATTCCTGATGTTTATAAAATTTTCATAGTCTAATCTTGCGTCTGTATTATTGTCCGAATACACTTGACTATTTAAAGTGTTTCCTATAAAACTAGCAGTTGGAGAATAAAGATATACTTGATTTTGTTTGATAGTAGTTATCGCTCCAATATTGTAATTTTGAAGCTGATTTGCATTTGTGCTATCATAAAAAGAGTGAACAGCGTTAGCTTCATTAATTATATCTGTAGTACCACTTGCTTTTCCAACCGCATAAACTAAAACAGTATAAGATGGATTAGTTTTTATTGGTAAAGTTATTGTATTTGAAATTGCTTTATATCTATCAAGCTGATAAAAATATTTATCATAAGCTTTTACTACAGAAAGAGGATTGTCAGCCGCGTTCGTTAAACTAACATTAGGACTAATATTTGCATTAGCAGTCCAAGTGGGTAATTTAACTCCTGTAAAATCACCAACAACCAAGTTAGAAGTTTCAAACTTAAATAAAAGATTTTGAGTGTTTGGAAAAGTTTTTTCTCTAAAATTAAAAAAGATATTAGGTAGTTTTTGTGTATTAGTTCCTATTGTTGCTATAGGCCCAGCGTTAGCTTCCGCGCCTAAAGGTGTTACTCGCGTATCCGCTCCTGCGTTCAATAAAACACCTTGTTGAGTACCACCAACAGATGCGTTTCCTGGAGCAGGTATGTTATTGCCTTGATTTGATAAGGTTGTAGCAACTGATTGAGGCGAAATATTTACAGTTGTACCTGCTGATATATTGTCCTCAGAAATCTGAACCACATCGTTTTGGACACTAATTCTATCTTCATCTAAAGTTCGTATTGAAGTTGTAGCCATATTATGGATTTGGATTTATGAGTCTTAAATCTACATCTGTTATATAATTTATTCTTGACCCAGGAATAATAATGTTTTTAGTATCAGAAGTTGTATTGTCTGTAACTAGAAGCGCTTGACCTCCAGCAACACCAGCATAAAAAACGCTATCAGTATCTTTATATAGATAATATTGAATTGTTTGTGCATTGTTTATAACGTTGTCTAAATTAAAAACAGGACCGCCATTTTTTGCATCGCCTACCGCACTACCAGCTTCTCCACCCAAACCATATAATTTTATATTTTCAAATTCTAATTGCATTTTAAAAATATCTGTAGCATCAGTACTAAATAGAAAAGTCTTGTCGTTTGGAACTATAAAATTTATTGCGCCTTTTACAGGTGAACTGTTTATAGGTAAAGCCGCTTTGTAAACAGCAAAAGGTTTTTTTTCTGGAAAAAATTTAATAATAGCTCCCGAATATTTTGTGAAATCTAGACTACCACCGTTATTATCTTTTAAAAACTTCAACAAATCAAAATCAACTTCACTATCAGAAATCTTACTGATTTGAAAAATTTGAGGAGTAAACTTCAAATTACTTCCCGGCGAAGGAGTTAACCCGCTAAAAGCTGTATTATCTAATTCAGGATCATAAGTTGTAAATCCAGTAACAAATGTTTGCAAACCTGAACCATCAACATTTAATCCAGAAATTCTTGCAAAATAGTTTTGATTTATTGATAAATTTTGTAAAGTTACTGTATAATCTTCATCTAAAAAAGAATCATATTTTCCAAATAAAGGTTCGTTTTCATTAATATTATTTTTTATTTCATACGTATCTATTGAAATAGGAGTGGTGAAAGAGCTATCTGAAAAAGTTTCTACCCTAAAACCTGTAAGATAATTTTCAGATTGTATTACGCTCCAATTATATTGAATATTTACTTGGCTATTGGGTAAATAATCTGTTACAGCATAAAATTTACCAATTCTTTTTGGTTGAGGTTGAGCAAAAACTCTTTGTCCAGAAATATCAATTATAATATTATCATCTACACCCCCTAAAGACGAAACACTTTCAACAGTGATTCTCGCTGTTTCATGACCAGTATGCTTACCGTTTGGAGGCGATAAAGAATAATTTGAAAATGGTTTATGTAATACAAAAACAACCCCAGAATCATTTGGATTAACTACTTTAACTATAGAATCGTTATCTGATGAATCATTTATTAAACTATCAGATATAAATATAGTTTTATCAGGAACATCACCACCTAAAACGTCAGAACTTGTAATGCCTGTCAACAATGTGTTTGATATTTTTATTGTATATTCAACCGGCGAGTTACCACTATTAATTAAAGCCAAGCCAGTTGAAAAACCAAAACCTGTTGGCACTTTATTTAAATAAAAACCTGTATAATAAATACTCATTACGTTAATTTTATTTGTGTGTTAAATAAAGCCTCTGGATTTGCGGGATTTTTAAATTCAATAAATTTTACACTAATATCATTATTATTAATGAAATTGTATGTATGATTCCATTCTGGACAGTAAACCGATATTGTTTTGTTATAAGGTTGCGGCAATGTATAAGAAAATATTTTAAAACCAGCTTTATCATCTAAAAATTTTAATATAGCTCTTGCTTCTTGATTTGTTCTCCTATTAAATGATATAGAAAATTCTAATATATTATAATTTATTCCATCTTTTGAATATTCGATTGTCGAATTCTTCATTTCAGTTGAAAACAATCTAACGTTTTCATTTATATCGTATTCTAGATCTCCTTTAAAATAAAAATCTTTAGTAAAAAACGAATTCGCACCTGTTGGGCTTTCACTTGGGCCTATCAATATTTTATCAAAAGGACCGCTGGCAGGCCCAGTAACAGGTCCAGTTGCATTAGTAGAGTTTCTATTTATCCCTGTATAAAAATAATATCCTCTATCAATAAAAGAGGTAGAAGGATAATAAAAAACATCATGAGTGGTTAACGAATCAACAGTTTCCGTATATGTTTTAATTTTAATTTCGTCTAATACTACATGCATTCCTTTATAATCAAGAGAGCTATCATATAAAGATTCCGCCTCTATTGTTATTTTATTTATGTTATTATAAGATGAATTGAAATTTGCTTTTTTAAAATATAATTCTGCATTAGATTTATAAGGATTAAATAAATTAGTAGTTACCCCTTTAAATCCTTCGTATATACTTTTATTAGGTGATTCCGGTGTATTTTCAAAGAAAGCTATTAAACATTTTGCTTGAGCGTCTGTTAATCCGTCGTATACTAAATTAAAAGTTGCATTTAATGTATTTATGGTATTTACAATATTTGTTTTATAACCGTCTCCCATTTTTAATGGAGATAAATTAGCAGTAAAATTTGCCGAAGAACCGTAATTGAAATTAAACAAATCATTTATATTTTTTGTCCAATAATCTTTTCCTGTAAAAAAGATAGGAGAATATTGCTCTCCAACAGGTACGTCTTTTTTAGCAAAAAATAAGCCATCAGATTCTGGGAAGTATTTTTCAAACAAGTATTTTTCATAGTAATCTATTTGTGTTTCCGATAAGATGCCTGAAAAATAGAAAAGATCATAATAGTTTATTCCATTATTTCCTGGATTATTTCCTATTTCAAAATAGCTAGAATTCCATTGAGCATTAGGAGAATTAATTTGCCCAACTTGAAGTCCATTTTGCCTAACTTTTAAACTAGTGCCAGCGTCTTGAATTAATGTAAAAATATTAGTTTCATCATAAATAGGAGAAACAGCAAAAAATGAAGTGGTATCTAAAATAAGTTGAGCCTGCAAATTTCCATTTGTTCCCGCAACTTGTAAAGATCCATTAGGTGAATCTAATGGTCCAAATTTTATTATTTTTTGTTTATCTGTGTTGGGTTTGTTTGGCGAAGAAACGTTAGCGGCTATAAAAATAGTTCTCTTAGTATGTTCAAAACCAGTACCACTTAAAAATTCTAAATTTTTTAATGTTATGTATGGTTGATTAAATACTACATTTGGTCTTACATTATCATCTAAAGAAAACTGCAATAAGTTTCCACTGTTAATTACTTTATTTGTCCAGCCCGTAATATTGAAATTTCCATCAGTTGCAAAATCTTCTAAATAATCATTATTAAACCAACTACATAATCCCGTATTTCCAAATCCAGTATAATTAGGATAAACTGAAATTCCTGTAATAAGCTGATAATCTATAATATCAAATTTGTCATAACTCAAAAGAGGATCATACTCAAAAATATTTTTTATATTAAGACCTGAAATAAGTGAACTCATTTTATATTAAAGTTTTTGTTTCTGGTATTGTTTGAATTATCTTTGCGGAAGCTAATAAATATTGACCTTCTGAAATTTCATAATTTTGATTTGTTAAAACCCCACTCACTTTAAATAAATCTAAAGAATTGTTATATGTGTCTTTCAATGTAATATTTGTAATTGCAGATTTTCCATCGATTGATAAAATTTTACCTAAAGTATTTGATTTGATTGATAATTCAGATGTTTTATTTAATTTCGCCACTCTAAAAGGAACAACTTCATCAACATTAAAGTAAGCAGGTCTATCGCACGACATATTATAATCAAAAGAAACAATAAAACCAACACCTTCAATATCACTTGTTGTTATAAATGATTTATATCCATTTGCTATATATTCAGGAACTAATTTATTATTTAATGTTAATCTCGATTGTTCATTAAAATCTTCTAATAAAACATTTCCATACCAATCGAACTCTGCTGATATAATAATAGGCTGAAAAGGTTCAACAGAAAAAGAAAGCGATTTTGAATACACTTGATTAATTTTTACTCCAGCAAAAGAAACATCTATCGGAGATTCATTCAATCCGGTAATTTGTAAAAAACTAGGCAAAGACCCTGTTAAATAAAAATCAACTGATAAACCACCAACCACTGCGCCATTTGGAGCGTAATTTAATAAAGACCCATCATTCAACAAAACAGCATCAACAGAAGCTTGTGCAGATAAGCTTACATTACTTGCATAATAGTTTTGATCGCCAAATCTAAAATCAATATTTTGATAACTTAAAAAGTTTGACATTTTAAACCACAGTGTAAGAAATTTTAGAAATGATAGTGAAATCAACTGGAGATGTTTTTCCTCCATTAGTTTCACATATTCTATATTGTAATAATCTTCCTGATGAAAACGCTGTTGATCCTTGGAATAGATTCTTAGTGGCTCTTTTAACAGTATTTCTTGTCATCGACGAAACATCAACATATCCAATTATTCCACTTGTAGGAAATGTGACTGGATTGCTTGGAGGGCTAATAAAAAATCCAGAAACAAATCCATCAGGAGTACCTGCATCAAAAACCGGCAAAACAGAAACTATTTCTAATCTATTAACATTACCAACTTGGCTATCGGATGATACTAATTGAATTTCTTCAATTGTTCCAGCATATGGAGTTATGCTAAACGGCGCAAAACTATCTGTATGACCACTAGGATTTGTATTGCAACTTCCCGGTCCATAAAAAAATGGATTAAAATATATACAATTACCAGTTACTCTCGTATGATGCACTTGTATAAATTTACCTTTACAAAACGCATCATCTGTAGTATAACTTCCTTTTGCATTTACATTGCCATTGTTATCAACAATAAATTTTGCAGCAGAATTATTAGTACCACCACCATATAACAAAGCGAAAGAATTAAGATAAGAACCTGTATTATAAAATCCAGCAGACCACATTCTGTTTAAAGAACTTGCGGCTCCAGTTGCAAAAGTCATTAGCGCCATATCAACAGGACCAGACGCATAAGAATTTAAAATCACAAGTTCTGATTTAGCTCTTGTTTGTGTTTCAAATATGCTGTTTGTGTAATCTGATGTCGTAACATGCAATTTAGCCGACATCGAAATTTCCCCAACACCCAATCTTTTAGTAGATACGTTATAAACTAAATTATTAGAACTTAGACTATTTGTAGGACCAATAGAAAAACTATTGCTATTTAAATTTATATACCCAGTATTTGCCGTATTAGCTAACGCTTCAGAAACTGAAGATGTTGAAGACCTAATCCTTTTTGTTAAACCCGCGCCACTAATATCTAACGGATATTCAGGTGTGATATTATTTATTCCAACATAAGAATTTGTTCCATTTTCTATATATAAAACATTTGTACCAATGATTACATCGTTTATGCTATTATAATTAAAAGTCAAAGGATCTGACGATACAGTGGAGCTTATATCTGCATTTTGAGGATCAAAAGAAATACCGCTATTTGCAGCTTCAAATTTTACTGTTCCGCCAGAAACATATAATTGATCAGTTAAATTAGCTGAACCAGTAAATATTCCAACTCTACCACTCACATCAATATTAAAAACGCCTGTATAATTAGAACCCGCGTTTTGAGATACTTGTATATAATAATCAGTGTCACTAGCTTTTTTTACAGTGCGCCAAACGACATCTGGAGCGAACAATGAATACGAACCTTCTCTGGCAGCAGCGCTCGTTCTTAATCTAACCTCTGGAGGTTGACCTCCGTAATCGCCAATATCCAAAGAAACAGATGGACTAAAATTATCTACTCCAACGTATCCATTATCGCCAACAGTTAAACCACTAGGAACAGTCTTACCAATAATACTAAAAGAATCAACTCTAGCCGTAAGACCAGTCATTGATTTTTGTAATTCAGTTAATGATAATTGACTAGTTGTACTGCTTGTTGCAACAGCAAATACATGAGCATCGGTAATTCCTAACGATGTAATAACTGGTAAGTCTGTAAATTTAGCCATTTTAGTTTAAATATGTTTTATATGATAGTTTTACACCAACAACATCATCTGAAGACGAACTAACTTGTTCTGATTGTATTATAGCGTTTGAATTAGTAAAATTAAACAAAGGAACAGAATCTTCTATTTTTAAAAAAGAAAATAGGTCTGTTAGAACACTGTTATTTATTGCTTGAAGAGTAACACCATTATGATCTGTTAAAGGTAAATCATTTAAAATAGTACCATTAACATTAATTGTAAAAGATGCAACTCCATTGCTGTTTAAATCAGAAAACAACTGTTTAGTTTGATAATCATCGATATCTAATGTAAAAGAGGTTTCTACTTCTATAGGGCTTACGATACTAACTTCTACAGGAACTTCAGAATTACTTGCTCTCAATGCATAAATTGGCAAATTTTTATTGTTAAAATTAATATTAAAATCTTTTACTCTGTTTGAAGTTGAATTTCTGCAAGTAATATTTATGTTTTTAACTTGAGGAACAAACACTGAACCCGCATAATTATTACCAGATGGATTAAAATTAGGACCAATATTGCCAAAAACATCAAACGACGATTCTATCTGAGGAATCTCTCCAACCGAACAACTTATTCCAATTGATTTTAAATATCCATCTTGAAAAGCAAAATATTTATTTTTATAATATAATCCAGCACTTACTGGTACTGCTGAATAATTTAATTGTTGTCCTGTTAAAATTAAAATCGGATCATTACTAACTAAATATCTTGATAAAGATAACTCAGCAGTTGGTATCGATGATATAACTTGTTTTACAAATCCTTGGCCTATAACGTTGATTGGTTTATAATCTATATTATATGAGCCATCAACTGATAAAACTCCAGACAGAGCCATTCCTCCTAAAAAGAAAGTATTTTCGTAATTTAAAGTTGCGTTTTTCATTATGTTCTTGAGGAGTTCTTATACAATTCGCCGCCGTAACGTTTTTCGTTTGACATCGATCTTAAAACGATACCATTAATTTGTTGAGCCATTTCTTTTGTAAATGCAATATCTTGTTTTTCATAACTAGAAGAGTTCGCTCCGTAAACTGATTTACCAGATTTATCGATATTGATTGCAATGCTAGTGGCATTATTATTTGTGTTATTACTTGATGTGGCCGTAGATCCACCTTGTTGATAAGCGCCAGCGTTCATAGAACTCATCGTGCCGAGTCCGTATTTCTTTACTGCTGTATTATTCATAACGTATTCGCCACCAGTTAATAACGCTGGAATTGTATCTGATAATCTAGATCCATAAGGAACAAATCCGCCACTATTAAACCCTATCAAACCACCAGTTTGTTTTCTTCTTCCTGTGTTTGCAGCAGTTGTGCTTATTCCAGTCTTAAACAGGTTACTTAAAAATCCAGAACCTGCTGTTTTTTTTGCTGCATTAATTCCTTGCTCGCTAAGAATACTACCCATTTGAGAGCTTCCTGAAAACCCTTTGAACAATCCTGTTGGAACTGCTCCACTAATACCTTGACTTGCATATTGTAAGCTTGATAAAGCTTGACCTTTCACTTGAATTAAAGAAGCGTTTGCTTTTGCAAACGAATCCAAAGCTTTTGGTCCTTGTTTAGCAGCTTGTTGTAAGCCTTGCTGAACGGCTGGGGTTGCACCTTTTACCGTTTGATCAGCAACACCTGATGCAAGCTGGCTTCCACTAGCAGCCGCTGATGCATTTAGGGCCATTCCACCAGCTAATGCTAAACTACCAACAGCACCAACTATGCTGCTAATTAATTGAGCATTTTTTTTATCTTTCTCAAACTTTTTTTGAACTCTTTCTTGTTCATCTGCAATTGACTTTTCACGCATTTTTTTGAAATAATCAGATTCAGCGTATGCGTATGCTGTATAATCAGATTCATTTATTTTACCAATATTAGTTGAGCCGCTCATTAAATCACCAGTATAATCGTATTCTCCTTTTTTATTATTACCCATTCCTGCAAATAAATTTACTGATCCTCCACCTTGCATCTTTTTACCAAATCTTGGGGCCATATCATAATTCATTTTATCCAAGTTATTAACGCCACCAAAAGCTTTTACAGCTTCTCTATTTAATACATATTCACCATCTTCTAACATTGCGGGATTTTTATCACCAGTACGACCACCACTGATATACATACCATTTTGCGCGTGTATTACGCCACCAGTTTGGCGACCAATTTTGCTAGAAGTCACAGAACCTCCAGCTTGACCGAATAAACTAGTTAATGAACTTCCAACCATTTTACCAATTGCGGCTCTCATAACGGCTTGCATAATTTCTTGTCCAAAATTGATAGCCATATCTTTAAACGCATCACCAATAGATTTGGTTCCTTTAGCCACCTCCATTAATGCATTGGTCATACCATCAGCAAATCGTTCAGGAGTTCTTTCTACTAAATCTTCTATCATTCTGTCAGAAGCGGCGCTCATTCCAGAATATCCTTTTTTAAATCTTTCTGTTAAAATATGGCTTTGTTGTTCAAGAATTTGTTTACGTCTTAATTCTTCATCTATATTTTCTCTGGTAATAGCTAAAGATGTTTTTTTGTTTATTATTTCTGCTTTATAACGATCTACTATACCTTTTGCAACTACATCTCCGCTTTTTTCATAATCTTCTGACATTTTAGTTAAAGTTTTTAACTGATCTTCTTGAGTCATTAATAGTTTTCCATCTGCGCCTGTTGCATTAAAACCCGCAGCATCTAACTTACCAATAACGTTTGCGGATGTTTTTGATTGTTGAGTGCGTTGATAAGCTTCAAATTTTGCAAAAGATCCAGATCCATATTTTAAATCTACATCGTTTTGAGCGTATTGACCCATTTCATTCACTCTGCCTTTTATATCAGCTATACCTTCTTGACCGCCTAAATCTTGTTGCAATAAATTTCCCATATAATCTGTTATAGCTTTAGTAAGCTCATACAAAGCATTTGTATTTTCTTGTTCAGCGGCCATTTGCAATACTCTTTGTTGTATTTCTGCGCTTATGGCTGCATCTTCTTCAGCTCTTTGAGTTTTTAAAATTTGGCTTTCTATAGCTATTTTTCTACCAGTCACTTCTTTTGCGCTCGATCCATAATCAAGTCTTGGATCGGCCAAATCTCCTTGGAGAGTATTGATTTTTGCATTTGATCTTGCCTTAGATATTTCAAGATTGTTGCTTATTGCGGCAGAAACATTTTTCATATTTTCTAAGCGCATTAAGTTTTGTTTATCAACTGCGGCTTTTTGAACCGCCATCTCTTCATTGGCTTTTATGCTTACCGCAGTTAGTTGTTTGTTTATTTCTGCTTCTTTTTTAGCATTGGCTTGTTTTTGTTCAAACAATACTTTTTCATTTGCAGCGATATCTAAAACGTTTTGCATCTTTGTCATTCCATTTTCATTTTCAAATAAGGCTGTTTGATTTTGTAAATCTATTAAAGCTTTTTGAGCTTCTTGAAGTTTTTTATATTGATCTTCATTTGTAAGATTTGCATCAATAAAAACTTGCATAAAATTTTTGACTCGATTTAAATCAGAAACTATATTGTCTTTATCTAGAGTCCCATCTAAACCAGTTTTAGAAAATTTAGATTGAGCTTTTTCAAAACTGACGTTTTTAAACTGTTCAGATAAAGATTTAGCGTCTCCAGAAAATGTTCCTGCTTGTATTTGAGGTAATACTTGGCTTTGAAAAAATTCAGCCGAAGCTTGAGATGGTAAAAACGAAGTTTTAAATTTTTCCGTTAGGGTTTCAGAACTTTTATTTAAAAAACTAGCTCTTTCGTTATCTTGTTCTGCAATGGCTTTATTATAATCTTGTTGAGATTTTTGCAATAACATTTGAGCTTTTTGACCAGCAGTTGCGGCGGTAAAATCAAATTTTCTAGCATCTGGAAGATTATTAGATATAAAAGAATTCAAACTTTCTTCAAAATTCATTGAAAAATCAAGAATAGCAGATTGTATTCTTCTTGAACCGGAGTCTTTTTCAAAACTCAAAGCCACATCAAACGCCGACTTGGCAATTGCTTTCTCCATATCCAAGAAGATTTGATTAAATGATCTTGTTGCAACTTGTTTAAAATCATCAGTGGCTTTTTGAGCCTCTGAAGTAAGATTTATTTTTTCAATAAATTTCAAAACTTCTTCAAAATTTTTATTTAAAAGAGTTCTATTTAATTCTTGTATTTTAGTTTCTCTTTCTGGCTCGTTTTCAGGGACTAAAGAGGCAGCTAATTTTTCAGTTTCTTTTCTTTGAACTGATTCTCCAATACCATCTTCTTTTAGTATATAGTCTACTACATCAGTTGACATACCAACATATTTAGCCCTTTCAACTTTAAAAGCTTTTTCTTTTTCTATTTCAATATTTGACAAGCCTTGTCTAATTTTAGAAACAAAATCTTTTGATCCTTCTTTACCTAATCCTAAAGAAAGAGCAGAAGCTCTTTCTTGTGGTTTTATATTAGCTCCGTATAAACCAGTTTGTTTTGCAGATTCTTTAGTTACTTGATTAGTATATTCTTGCAATTGTTTAGACATAGCTGCTACATCGCCACCCGTTGCATTAAATATCTCTTGTAATTTAACGTCTTTAATTTCATTAAAATTATCAGATAGTTTTTTACCAGCAATTTCTATATCAGAAGATGATGCCCCAGACGAAATCATCTGTGTTAAAGATCTTTGAGCTTCTACATAAGAAGAAGCAGCAGTAATATTAGCTTGTGCTTTCTGAGTTTGTTCTTGATTTAATTGCATCAACTCTTCAGTACTTAATTTCGTAGCACTGAATGCTGAAGTCAGCCCAACTGTAACTCCAATTAATCCACCAATTGCTGCTCCTACAGGACCAAAAACCGCACCTATACCAGCACCTGTAGATATAGAACTTAAGCCAGTGCTTAAAGCAGATTGTCCGAATCTTTCATTAGAACTCATTTCTGTGCGTTTTCTATCACCATATATTGCTTGTTCAGCAAATCCAGCCAATATTGGTCCAGCAATAGCTATAGCTGTACTAGCTTTCGACAAATTTTCTGAAAATTTTTCTAATCCAGAGTTTTTTGTAGGTAAATTACCAAATGAACTGGCCATTTGAGCGGCTGTTAATCTTTGTGAAGCTACAGGTGAAGTTTTAGTTAAATTGTTAAATACATCACCTGCATTTGATATGCTTGATATTATTTTTTTAGCTGTTGATTCGGCGGTTCTTTCTATTCTTCGTGGATCAAAATTTGTATTCATCAAATCAAGACCCAATAAAATACTTTCTCTAACCATGATGATTTTATTGCTTAATTTTTTACCAAAATCATCAACAGATTTAGAGATTAAACTAGAAAATCTAACCACATCAAAATCTCTATTATTTTGTGGCGCTGCAAAATTTGGAACATATCCTTTATTCATCAATCCAGCATCTTTCTGCCCTCTCATTGAATCACTCAACGCATTACTTAAACCACCATGATCAGATATTGCGGAACTAAATGTTGGCTGACTCTTGTTTCTAATGTGTGGGAAAGGCTTATTATCGAATACGGCTTTTTCTCCGCTCATGCTTTCTTCTAAGCCCATTACTGCTTGTTTATACGCAAAGTTAGGAACAAAACCTTTAGAAAATGAATTTTTCTTAGATTGATATCTTTTCATTAAACCGTCTGTAAGCAATCCAAGTTTGCCTCTCATTGTTGGATCAACATCTGCATAACTGTTTTTTACAATAGGCGCGATACTCTGTTCAAATGGGCTTAAAATTCCAGCAGGATTTTTTCCTGTAGGATCAACATATCTTGGGTCATTAAAGACAATCGACATCAATTCAACATTTTTAGCCAATCCTGGATTCTCTTCAAAAAGACCTCTTAATTTTGCATCTGAAATTTGAGATATAGTGTCTTTTTGATTATTTTTTGATTGTTTAACCTCAAGCATTCTAAATTTAGCACCACTAATTTTTTGTGCTAAATCTATTGGATCTCTATTAGATATAGCGTTTGTTGGTGTATTTTTAAAACCAGCTTCTTTAGATCTTACGACTTGTTTAGAGCCTAAAGCAATATTCATTGCAGATCTTACAAAGTCTTCATATAAAAATGAAACCATATCAGGATTTCCTATTTTAGCATAACTATGATCTAAACCTTTTCCATAAGTTAGAAAATCAATTTGTCTGAAAACATCTTTATCTGAAGCTATATTTTTATAAGAAGATGCATATTTTTTGAACCAAGGTATTCTTGCAGAATCTACTGGTGTAGCAAAATTAGGAATAAAACCTTTACTATTAGGAGTTATTAAAACTCCACCCACATTTATTCGGTCTTTTTGATTTTTATAAAAAGTATTCCATTTTTTATTTTTTAAAAATGCATTTTCAGCAGGAGCGCGTAAAAATTTATCTTTTACTTCTTTTAACGTGTAGCCAGAAGATGATCCAGATTTAACTTCTGCAAAAAAACTTCCACTATATCCATCTATAGCAGAATTCGGTCCATTAAATAAACCAGAATTATTATTAAATTTTAAAACCCTAAGAACTCTTTGTTCATAAGATTTTTCTTGATCCTTTTTAGCCATTTGCAATTCTTTTTTATTAAATGGAATAACTTCTCTTTCAAAATGATCTAAAATAATTTTATCATCTTTTTCTAAACCAGTATTTTTATTTAAAGCTGATTGTACATATGGATATCTTTTACCAATATTTTCTACAGTTTCTTCTAAAACTGAAAAGTTTGGCATAAATCCACCATACATATACGGATCAACACCCGTTCTACTTATAGCATTTTGTCTATGTACTCGGCCAGCTTTTGATCCAGCAGGAGGATTAATAAAAGGTTGAGCAAAACCGGGGACGTATTTAACATCTTCCGCAGTATTCATTACTCCACCAACAGGAGATTTCACTACTTTACCGGGAGCATAACCACCAGCTTGTGCGCCAACTGTTTCAGCCATTCTTGTTGCAGCAGGAATATAACCTCCTGCGCGAGTGACCTGCAAACCGCCAGATCCTTTTACTCGCACACCTTGACCGGCCAATTGAGTTGCTAATTGTTTTGCAAGAGTTGACTGTATTTGATATTCTGCTGTTTGCTGTCTTGCTAATTGAAGCAGCAACTGAGCTTGCGCAGCTTGATTACCCATAGAGCCAGCAAGAGCTTGCGATACCGGCCCTTGTTGCTGCATGATTTGCAAAATAGATTGTTCAATATTTTTTCTATTTTGAGTTTCTGTCGTGATACCAGCAATCTGAGGCAAAGCCTGAGCGAGATAAGTGAAAGAGTTTTGTATTAACTTGAAAAGCGTAAAGAAAGCGGCAATAGCACCGGGACCAGCTATAACATTGCGAATTCCTTTTAATAAACCATTAGCGAAAGTAGAACCAACTCCTTCTCCTTCAAGAATTTCGTTCATGCTTTCGACAAGTGATTTCAATTGTTCTGTACCATATCTAGCCAATGGTTCAAACGTTACTTTACCAATGTTATTTGCTAGTTGTTGTGTAGAAGTAGCCGTTTGCTTTAATAAAGCGTCAAGAGTTTGATTTAGTTTGGCGGTAGCGACTTCAGCTTCATTTGTTGCTGATGCGCCTCTTTGTAAAGCTCCAGCATACACGCCTTGAGATTTATTCAAATCACCAACAATAGCTTTAAGAATGTTAACTTGATAAACACCAGCGACTTGTTCAGATAACTGCGCTCTTTGAGCGTCAGCTAAACCTTTATAAGCACCTGCAAAATTTTGTAGAATAGTAACTGCTGGTAAAGTATTTCCTTGCACATCTCTTACAGCTACATTGAAAGCTTCTAATTGATCAAGAGTATCAGTACGTTGTAAGCGAGTAAAAATTGTTTTTAATGCGTTACCAATAACTGCGCCGCCTCTTGCTGTACTTTGTTGAGCGGATGTAACTAATGCATTTAACTGATCTAAACTAACTCCTGCTTCTTGCGCCGCTTGACCTGTACGAGATAACGCTTCAGCCAAGTCTCCTGCGCCAACTGCGAAATCTTGTTCGACAGCTACAAGTTTATTTAATATTTGAGTTGTTGTTATTCCAGTTGCAGAAAAACCGTTTATAGTAGAAGTTAAAGCGTCAACAGAATTTGCAGTGCTAATTCCGGCCACTCTTGCTAAAGTTAACGCGTCTTTTGTTCTTATTAAAACTTCTTCAGCTTTTAAACCTTGACGAGAGAATTCAAGAGCAGCTTTAGAAGCGTCATCAAATGAAGAAGCCGTTTGTTTACCAACACCAAATAAATCTGTACTAAATTTTTGTAATTGACTAGTAGTTAATCCGAATACACGATTAATATCAGCAAGATTCTTTTCAACATCAATAGTAACATTAGCTAATTCTTTAAAACTACGAATAACACCGCCAAGAACGGCAGTTGAAGCTCCGAATGCAATAACGCGAGCATTAGAAGCAGCAAGAGCTGCCTCAAAATCCTTAACATCACCAGTCATTCTTCCAAGCGGCTGAGAGAAAGCTCGTTGATTAATACTTAAATTAATCGGATTGTTCTGAGCGAATCTTTGATTGTACGCTTGAACACCAGCTTGAATAGAAGCTGTTAATGCTGCTTGATTGGCGGCGACATTGATTTGAACGGCCATATGCTTTATTTACACGTTAAAATCATTAATTAACCGAATATTTTCATCATGTCTTCCATACTCAAAGAGCCGCCTTTCTTTTTAGCTTCGTCTGCTAAAGATAAAGTCTTTTGACCTTTAGCCTTTAATCCTATATATTCAAGATCTTCTGATGTTGCACCAACTATTGAACTAGCTTGATTTTCTTTACTATTTTTATTCTCCATAACTTTCTTAGCATTTTCATTAGCGTTTACATAATCAATGATCTTATCAGGATCATCTTTAATATCTTGAGGCATTTTATCATTTTGCTGAAAAACGTTCTTAAAAAATCGAGCATAAATAAGTAATTTTACTTGATTATAAGTAAGCTCGCATACGCATTTACCGAAGAATTCAGTAGGATTTTCAGCAAACGGCATATACAAATTGAAAAAATCTTGTAAAATTAGATGTTGAATCGTGTTATCGTTTATGTTTCTGTAGACCTCTGAGTATTGTTTTATAATACAAGTAAGAGTTTCCGAATCAATATTATCGAACTCATCTTCTTCAAAAGCTTCTTCACTTAACTTTTTATCTTTATATAAACATTTCAATATATAATAATCATTAACTCTCTCTTCAGCATAACTTTCGGCGGTTCTTTGAAAGAACGATGCTCTTGTATTTTTTAAATCGTTCAAACGTTTTTGCGCCGATTCAATATCGTCATTGACTCTTTTTATTTCTGATTTTAGATATAATGCTTTCTTTTGTTTATTGAAGTTTTCTATTAAATTTTGTTCTTGTGTTATCAAAGATTCTTGTTTCTTTGACCATTGTTTCTCATCAACTAGCCGTTCTAAAGTTTCGCTATTTGTAGGAACGCCGCGTTTTTTAGCTTGATCAAAATAGACATCATAAATTTGATCAATATCGACTTGATCTTCCAAAGACAAATGCTTTAAATAAAAAAGATTCTCTAAAACTTTAATCTCAGAGAATCCATTTTTTATATCCCTAAAAGCTTTTTTGTATTTACTCTGTTGGCACTGTTCCATCTATTTCTCCAATGATTCTATCGAATTCTTCCTTTTCTGTATTGCTGGTAAAGAACCAATAACTAATAACACTAGCTAGTTTACTATAGCATTTTTCATAAATTTCATTCTTATTCTCTTCGTAATCAAACATGACAGATTCTTTAATTTCAAATGTCTTGCCGGGAAATAGCCATTCATATTCAGAACTCTTTTTACTATTATCCTTGAATTGAGTGAGACTTAGTACATACCAAAGAATAGCTCTATTTTGAGCTTTAATGTCGGCAGTATGATTAAATAAAGTCATATAACTCGTTTCTTTTTCAATAAGAGTTTTACGACGTTGAAGAATTTCAGAAGTTACTTTTTCAATCTTTAGTTTATAATCTTCATCGCGTTCCGATTCTGGCTTTAGATTAAGAATAGTTAGTCTGCTTTGTAGATCTCCGATTTCTCCAGCGGCAGAAACCATAATCTTTGCGTCATTGTCGCTGATTAAACCACCAGTGTCGCTATATTTATTTAGCAACATCGCCTTTGTTAAAATTCCATTTCTGATGCATCGGCTCATTTCAATACTGAATTCCATGTCAGCTTCTTGCATTTGTTTTCTATTCGGCTGAAGAATATGAATTTCTATTGGAATTTGTTTCTTAACTTTTTCCTTATAAGTGCGAACGACCTGTTCGCCTTGTTCATTTGTAACCGTTTCAGTCTTATCCTCTTCGACTTCGGCTGTTTTAAAAATGTTGAAACTATACAGTGACTTTGACATAATTTATTTATATTAATATATATTCTATAGTTTTTCAACCAGTGTAAAGGTATATATGGCTACGAATCTTATATCTGCTTCAGAAAGAACCGCGCTTAATGCGGTTATTGATGATGTTCATGAGACTTTTGCTCGCGAAATCACTGTTTTTAAAGAAGCCTCACAGATTGTAATTATTACCGACCCTAATTTTAATCCATTATATAATACTGCTGGTCAAACCACTTCATATGTAAATACACCAGTTTATAAGACATTTAAAGTAAGAATATTTTATAACGACGACGTTAGTAAAAAATACTGGAGCGAATCAGGACTAGCTTCTCAAATTAAATTAGAAGTCGTTGTTGGATCTGTGAGAATAAAGATGCGAGCAGACGATTATAATTATATCAAAGATGGTCGCCGTTTTGATGTTGATGGAAAACGATTTGTTTTGAATTCTTCATTTAGACCTCATGGATTATTTGATAATCAATATTATACTCTTTATCTCAAACCTGACGCATAAAATATGGACCCAGATTACAGAAAAATAATGCAAGATTTGCAAGCCGACAAAGAGTATCAAAAAGAAGTTCATAGAATAGTTGAAAAAGAATTCAATAAAATAAAAAACCAATATTTACAAGAATTTCTTAATCATCCTATCACTCAAGAAATAAAAGGAGGCATAGACGCAACAAACACATCAGGAACTCTTGCCGGTATAACTAATTTATATTCTTTTATTGGGTTTGATGAAGGATCTGACCCCATAAAACCCATTGAAGATTTATTAGAAAAATCTAATTACAGAATTGTTTTTAATAATAAAGCTTTAGATAGCTCAATTATTTTTGATATACCTACCGCTGTACAAATATTTGAAATAACTCCTATGCCTTGGGCAGTTGGTAGAAGTTGGGCGAGAGGAATTGAAACTGGAATATCGGGTCTTGGATATTATTTAAAAAAAATAAAAAACAGTCGATCTGGATTCGGTATTCAATCATCAACCAATCAAGTTAGACCGGGAACTGTTTTTAAAAATACAAAATACATATCTGATTTAATAAATAAATTCTCTAAAGATTTAAAAAGTTTAAATAAAATTACAGCATGAAACCGACATTTACTCATAATGTTATTAATAGTTTTTTTCTTTGGTTCGATAATTTCTTAATGACCAAAGGTGACGCTTATAAAACTTATACAACAAAACTATATAATTATCAAGATCCTCGACTTGGTGGAGATAAAGTTGTTTACGGATCTCCATATAAACAATGGGTATACGATAAAAACATAACTGGCGCAACAATACCATCTGGTTTCACAATTAATAATCAATTTGTATCTACTGGTACAAGCGGTATGAGAATTGATTTTGATAATGGCAGAATTATTTTTAATAGCGGAGTTTCAACGGGCCTGAACATAACCGGAACTTATTCAGTCAAAGAAGTAAACAGTTATATAACAGATCAGCCAGAAGATAATTTAATAATTGAAAACAAATTCGTAACAAATAGCAGATTTACGGTATCTGAAAATTATATTGCTCCATATAATCCTGTTACACCCTGCATATTCGCTTCTATACAAACCGCTCATAATACTGCATTTGCTTTTGGCGGCGAAGATGAAACAAAATGCATTATTAAAGTCGTAGCGTTTTGTGAAAATTTATATCAGCTAGATGGAGTTCTTAGCGTATTTGGCGATTCATATAACGAAATATTCAGCATCATACCAATGACAGGTCATCCATTAGGAGAATTCAATGAAATGAAAACTGGCGCATATCCTACAGGATATGATTATAAAAATTTAAGCAACTCATACAATTCTCAAACACTTTTTATATCTCATGTTGAAACTTCAAAGATTCGCGATAGCGTTATTAAAGAATTAAATCCGATTCTTCATATTGGATTTTTAGATTTTGAAATCAAAACTTATCGATACCCTCGATTATAATTTCACAAAAATAGCCAATCACTGTAAAAAACATTAACAATTTAACAACAATTAAACAAATAAAAAACATATGGCAAGAAATCGTGTAATATACCAAAGTCAAGCTTTATTTATCGCTCCTAGTTCTACAGGAGTTCAAGTAAGTGGCGTTAACGCTGCTGGAACCGCAGTAACCGCTACTCCATTTACTCCAGTAAGCACTGGTTCATTAGCTTCAGGAATTTCTCTTCTTAAAAAGATGGATCGTATTCAAAATTGTAATTTTAATTTTTCAATCAATAGGCAAGATATTAATGAGTTTGGCAAATTGGCTCGTCTTGATTCTATAGTAATGGAATCTCCAACTGTAAGTTTAGATTTTAGTTATTATGTAACAGATGGATTTAATGAAAGACTTTTAGGATTCAACTCTTATTCTGCTAACGATAATAATACAATTGAAAATGTTCAAGCTATTTCCGGCTTGTTAAATGATTTACAAGGAAACAATTATTACATTTTAACCGTTGATGAAGGCGAAGATGTCGTTCTTGGAACTCTTTCTCCAAGTTCTTCAATAGTTGCAATCGGTAATGGATTTATTAGTGAATATGGCTTTGAAGCTTCTGTCGGAGCTATTCCTACAGCCAATATAACAGTTGAAGCTTTTAATATAAAATCTGATGCTAATGCAACTGTAACTACTGTAACAGCAGGATCTACGCCCGCATCATTGGTTGGTGCAACTATAACCTCAATAACTGGAAACAGTCCAGCAATCGATCTTTCCTCCTCACCAGCCAATAAATTTACCTCAGTTGGTACTGCTTACAAACTTGATTATTCAAGAGAGTTTACAGGAGCAATAGGCGCTGATGCTGGTGTTAACTTTACAGGATTCACTACTGGAGCGAGTAATGTTACCGCCTTAAGACCTGGAGATCTTGTTCTTACTTTACCCAATAGTGACGGTATAGCTGATATAAACGGAAATGGGCAAGCTCATATTCAATCATTTAGTTTTACACTTCCATTGTCAAGAACTGTCTTACAAAGACTAGGTAACACATTTGGATTCGCAAGAGCAATTAATGTTCCTATAAACATGGATGTTACAATTAATGGAATAGTTTCTGAATTAGAAAGTATAAATTTATTTGATAAACTAAATTCACCAACCGCTCAAACTTTAGTAATATCTTTAAAAGATTCTTCTCAAGCGCAAAAAATAGTATATACTATAAAAGGAGCAATATTCCAAGGAGAAAGTTATTCTGAAAATCTTGGTGATAATCAAACCGTAGATTTAACTTATTCAGTTCAAATCGGTGGAGCAAACGACGCAAACAATGGTTTGTTCATGAGTGGAAGTTATAATGGTACAACTCAAGCAGACGCCATTGTAAAAAACTTTTTTAAACTTGGTTCCGCAAAACTTGGATAAACAATAAACTAAAAAACATATGGCAAGAAATCGTGTAATTTATCAAAGTCAAGCGTTATTTATATCGCCCAGTTCAACTGGCATACAAGTAAGCGGCATCAATTTAACAGGAATAACATCTTCAGGAGTTTTATCTAATGCCCCTCTTTTAACGTCGCCTTTTACAGAAGCCGATAATAATAAAGGTGGATTGAGTGGTTTAGTAGGTGGAGTTTCTTTATTGAAGAAATTGGATCGTATACAAAGTTGCAATTTTAACATGTCTATTAATAGACAAGACATTAACGAGTTCGGCAAGCTCGCCAGATTAGATTCTATAGTTTTGGAATCTCCAACGGTTGGATTGGATTTTAATTATTATGTTACCGATGGGTTTAATGAAAGATTATTGGGATTCAATATAACAGGAGTTGGCGATAGCGCAAATACTAGTAATACAGCTCAATCTATTTCTGGTCTATTGAATGATGCACAAGGAAATAATTATTACATCTTAACAGTCGATGAAGGTGAAGACGTAGTAGGAGGAAATTTAACTCCTTCGGCAAGTGTTGTTGGTATTGGAAATGGATTTGTAACTGAGTATAGTTTCGAAGCTAGTGTCGGGAGTATTCCAACTGTAAGTGTTACTGTTGAAGGTTTTAACATAAAGTCAGATCTTAATCAAGTAGCAATACAAACATATCCAACTGGCGGCGTTGTTAATAATACAATGCCTTTTAGTCAGTATCCTTATATTTATAATTCTGGAACAAGTGTATTAAATGTTTTTTCAACAATAGCTAATTCAACAGGATTAAGTCATGCTAATTCTTTAGCAGTCAATGAAGCTATTTATATAAATCCAGCCAATTCTGATTTTTCCTTCAATGTTCCTTATTATGTAGTTGAAAGAAACGCATCTACATTTGCTGTTTCTACATATTTAAATGGACCGGCAATATCAACACAATTTACCACTTCACCAAATGCTTATTATAATACAGCTACAAATTCATTAATTGCAGGTACAATCACTGGATATCTTAGTGGAACAGTAACTTGTTTTACAGGAACCAGCCCAGCAATCATAACAAACACTTCTCCAGCAACAAAACGCTCTGAAGTTCCATTTGCTTATAAAATAGATTACGCTAGAACCAACACTGCAATCGGAACAAATGTAATCACCACCAACAATCCATTCGCTGGAGCAAGCAATTTATCTGGACTATGGTCATCTACTGCTGGAGATGGATTATTTAATACTGGAAATTCAAGCGTAACAGCCTTGCGTCCTGGAGATATTGTTTTAACTATTCCAGCTTCAGACGGTATGGCTTCAGTTACTGGAGGGGACAAAGCTCACATTCAATCATTTAGTTTCACACTTCCGCTATCAAGAACTGTTTTGCAAAGATTAGGTAATACATTCGGTTTCGCAAGAGTAGTAAATGTTCCAATTAATATGGACATAAGTATTAGCGCTATTGTTTCTGAATTAAAAAGTTTTAATTTATTTGATGAACTAGTCGCCTCAGACAAACGAACTTTAGAAATTCAAATGAAAGATAGTTCTAGTAATGCAAAAATGACATATACAATTAAAGGAGCTATTCTACAATCCGAAACTTATTCAGAAAATCTTGGTGATAATCAAACCGTAGATTTAACTTACACTGTACAATGCGGTGGAGCCAACGATACTGAAAACGGATTATTCATGAGCGGATCAGCAAACTTTACTAATGATTTGGTTGTGCAAAACTTCTATAAACTAGGATCTAATAAAGTTAATTAATAACAAATAACAATAAAAAACCCCAGTCGAAAGACTGGGGTTCTTTTTTTACTTATGGATGACCATATCCATATGGATAATAAAAAAATCCAGATCCTGTAAATATCGGTGAACCATCTTCGCCAGCAACTTGAACAGGCGCAGCTTGATAAATATTGTAACTAGATACTAATCTTTCCATTTCTTCTCTAGCGTCATTAGCTAATCCACGATATGTTTTTGCAAGTTCGTTTTTATTTGTGCGCGTAATCATTGTGTCGCCTTCACGCAAAGTTACGAAATCCACAGAGCTATCTACTCCGCGCAACACTTGGCGAGTCTTTTTTGTATAAAACTCATACAAGTACATTTGCTTATATATTGATCTTTCTTCTTGTTGAAAAAACCCTGTTGGTTCAAAATTAGAATTTTGTACTGAATATTGGCTGTATATTTTTGTATTTAACAAACCAACATTATTAGCAAGCCATCCTGAAATATAATAAAATTGAGCATAGCCGCTATCATACTCAAATTCATTCGCGAATATTTCATCAGCTAAATCATGTACACTATAAGCTACCATATATATATCTTACACTTTTTTATTTAACTTACGAACTAATTCGTTGTATATCATTTTAGAATAATAACTGCTATTCTTACTTTGAATTTCGATATCAAACTTTTTCGGCGGCTCAAATACTTTATTAGTATCTTCGTATGTTGATTCGTTAATGGTATTCATAAATATTAAAAAATCAGGATCAAATTGATTTCTGGTTTTTTGAAATGGACATACAAAGTCGCAAATGACTATTTCATTATACTGACCGTACATGTCGGCCAAATCTTTCATTCTTTTACCTTGACGTTCACGACCAGTTTCACTGAAGTCCCAATCGTTAAATTGTTCACGAACTTTATCTGCATTTAACCAATGACATTTATAATGATGGCTTAAAAGATAAGACAAATCTGCCGCTAATGTGGTTTTACCAGATCCCGGCAAACCCATAATTAATACCTTTAAAAATGAACCAATTGGCATATTATATGGTATGGTAGAAAAGATATTTTTTCAATGTTCTTTGCCGAGAGCAGGTTCGACATTGTTACAAAATGTGCTGGCGCAAAATCCTGATTTTTACGCCACACCAACTAGTGGATTGATTGAAATCTTCCTTAATGCTAGAAATATTTATTCTACGAATATTGAATTTAAGGCTCAAGACATCAATGTAGTTGAACCAGCATTCAAAGCTCTTTGTAAAGAAGGTATGTTTGCATATTTTAACGCCATCACTGATAAGAAATATGTTATTGACAAAAGTAGAGGCTGGAGCGTTACATACGATTTTCTAAATTGGTATTATCCAGAACCAAAGGTTATTGTTATGGTTCGCGATCTGCGAGCAGTTGTGGCGAGCATGGAAAAGAAGTGGCGACAATATCAGCATATTGATGCTGGCCTTCAGAACTGGAACGAACTTCGTAATACTACGGTTGATAAGAGAATAGATTACTTTTTAATGCAAGCGCCGCCACTTGCTGTAAGTATTGATGTATTGTATGATACTATTATG